CCGTATACAGGAACAGGTGGAAAGCTGAAACGTATCTCCAGGGAGCGCCTCTTGCATTCCGACAGGGATCAGCTGACCCATGTCGCAGGTGAGGAGACGATAGTTGGAGAGCGTGTGTTTTGACCGCTTCATAGACGGAACCCGATCCTTCCAGCGCGCAGCCGGGAAGTAGAACGACGACGACGAGAACCCCGAGAGAACGAACGACGCGAGACACGTCGAACCCGGCCTGTGCGGCCCCTTCTTCGCATACGCATTGAGTCACCTTTGAATTTTGTGAATGACGCCCGCCTTTTCCCAACCGTCAGACGATGAGCGGGCTTGTTTTTTCCTGCGCGAACCGAACGGACGGAAGTAGGAGCGCAGTGTGTCCCACAACGTCATTCCAGCACCGGCAGCAGTGGCACCAGCGCCGAGGAGCTCGCCGGTTTCCATGATGTCCTGGTTCGGAATCCAACCTACCTTGCCATCGGGGCTGACCACCTGGCGCATAGCCGGAGCTAACGGAAGTGGAAAGGTGCCGAACGCACCAGGGTAGTGAGTCATGGCGTCATCGAGGCGCGCCGCGATGCGGTCGCGCAACTGAGCAGACGCCGCCTGCTGATTCAATGCTGCTTCGGAAAGAGCGACCTGAGCAGCAACCTCGTCCCGAGAAGCCGACGCATTAGCGCCGCGAATTTGCGCCTCAACCAGGCGCCGAGTGAGCTCGCGGTCGGCGGCGGCGATGCCAGAAGCAGACTTGGCCTCGTCCTCCGAGCGAATATCCCGAAAGAGTTCACCGCCCGCGGCGAGACCGTCGCCGAGCGCCGATCCAGTAGAGAACTGTGGCGAATAACCCACCGATGAGCCCAGGGCGAACAGTGGATGGATGCCAGCCTCTTTTGCATCGCGGACCCTCCTAGCGATTGCGTGACGTTCAAGGTTAGAGCGATCTCCTCCGGAGCCGAAAAGTTTGCTGCCGAATGAGAGCAGCAGTCCTGCGAATTTGCTCGCGAACGCGCCGACACGTGCGGCAAGACTTGGCACTCCGATTGCGGCCGATGTGACGAATGGCAATTTTTAGCACTCCTTGTGTTTGGTGTAGTCGGTGAAACCGTTACGGCCGCCGTAGCCTGACGAGAGTATCGAGGCGCGGCGCGCTTCGCGGGATTTGCGACAGGGATCTTCGGTTAGTCGCTCGGCGACTCTTTTTGCCGACATGATTTCGCCCGTACGGGCGTCGATGAGAATTCCACCTTTGTCCACGTAGACGAAGGGCTTATTCCGGTTTTCCGACCTTCGACGAGCAGACGAGAAGCTTTGGGGGTGGGGGCCCCTCAGCCGTTGAGGAATCAGGTTAACAAGGGGGTTGGGCTGCGATTGTCGGAGCCTGTCGAGTGTCCAACTGAAGTCCCACGCAGAGTAGCGATCCTTCGGGATCGCAGACGTTCCACGTGAAACACGCCTAAAGGCGACTGCTGAGGAACCGGGACTTGTAGATTTGCGCTTTTTTCGCACGTTTGACCTCCAGGGAGCGACGGTTGAGAACCTCTTCGAGAGTGGGCACCTCCGCGTCGATTTGATACGCGGGGTGAGACGGATTGAGAGCGACTACGTCGCGACGGAGCTCGGGCAAGCCGCAGCGTTTGCGGAGGATGCGCCTGTGACGATCCGTTAGCGGCCAAAGCTTGCCCTCGATGCGATAGACGTGAGGCACGTCGCCGTGCTGTTCGAGAAACTTTCGACCACCTGGTCGAGTCAGGTAGTCGCCGATCTGCTGCACCATGCCATCTGCTAGCGCCGGACGACGCGACATCTGCGAGAACTCTGGATGGCGCGATCCGAGTCGGATGTCGTCCGGGGATGTCATTTTCTTAGTGCAGTAGCCGGCGAGATACGCCGCCCGAGTGGCGTCGAGCAACGAGCTCGAGGTGTGGCCCTGGCCCCAGGCCTCGTGCACGAGCTCGGGGAAGTCGGCGCGATCCGCGCCGAAGAAGGCGGCATGGTAGTGAGGGCGCTCAGTGCGGTCGCCATATTCGCCGACCATGAAGAACCGAGGCGCCCTGCCAGCACGATGAGTAAGCCGCTTCCGAAAGAGCTCAGCGTCCCGCTTCGCAAGTGTGGGGCGCCCTTCGGGCGTGAGAGGCGGAGCCTCATAGGTGAGAGTCGAGAACCACGAGCTCCCAGGCGGGTGAGCTCCAGTCTCCAGCATGAGCCTAGCGGTCCAAGACCGCTGTCGGTCGATGCGGCAACCCATGCACTGACCGCAACCGACCGTTTTGTCGGACAAGACGATTGGATTTGAGCACTTCAGGACTGATTCCCGACGCTTTGTTGATTGTTGTAGTGGGAGATTACAGTAGCCATCAAGTAAGGCTACAGATCTCCCGAGCTCGGAGCAACTCCCGAGAAAGAAGAGGGGCCCCGCAGGGCCCCTAGGAACGCGTCAGAGCGACGCAAGAACGACCCCTACCCTAGGTAGGGGGTGGGGGGGCCTCCTGAGGAGCCTGCTCAGCCTGACCGGCCTCGCCATTGGGAGCCGATGAAGGACTCCCGGGCGCATCGTCCACAAGGTCGATGCCGTATCCAGAGAGAGCTTCCTCGCGCAGCTCGGAATCGGTCATGGCCATGACCTGGTGATGAGTCAGCGGGATGACCTCGGGGTCCTCCTCCTCGAAGTCGTCGGCCTCCTCGAAGCTCTCCTCCCCGTCGAGCTCCGCTGAACGCGAGACTTCCTCGCGAATGTAACGCCGCATCATTTCCTCCATGGTGAGCGGCTTAACGCCTGTCGCTGACTCCAGGCGCAGTCCCGAGTTGACCTCGGGGGTCCGTTCCTTGCGGAGCCGGCCCAGCAGTTTTCCCAACATATTTCCTCCACAGTTGAACGAGCTTGCGCTCAAAGAATTCGGCCGGATGCGTTGCGTTTGACGAGCCTTCGCGCGACCACATTGTTGTTCACCATGCACCAGAGGGCGTTAGTCGTTTGCACGTTGTGAATCCGCTTCGTCGGCACGCACGCCACGAAGTCATCGTTCAGCTCGACGTTCGAAGGAAGGTCCCTGGCCATGTGCCAGTAGTCGAGCAACGAGCGGTATTCACCCGCGACGAAGGAAGGCGTCTCGCGATACTCGCGGTAACGATCCTGGTACGCCCAGGTGTCAAACCGATCCGTGCCGCCGGCGCCGGTGAGAAAAATTTCCCCTTTGAAGATCGGTTGCTGGCCGATGTGCTCCAGCTCCTTCTGGTAGAAATCCTCCTTCGTCGTTTTGAGGAACGTGCGCTGAACGCCGTTCATGTAGATGCCCTTCGGGCGCACCGACATAAACGTGTGTATGTAGCCGTGCTCCTCGATGAAACGTCGGATGCGACCATGACGAAGCCCAGCGATACCGTGACCGTAGAGATCACCAACACCGAAAGACTCGCGATCCTCAGCCACCGGAGTGTCCTGGGCAGTTTGCAAGACCTCAGAAAAAGAGATGCGAGCAGAGCCGCCGCCAAGATATTCGGGCCGCTGCAAACGAGCATCCGAAGGGGTGACGCCGAGATACCGCAGGTACTCAGTGTATCGAGAGCCATAGCGAGCTCGGGCCTCCTGGTAGCGTTGCAGAGCGAAAGCGCGACGGAAGTCGTTGATGTTGATCGCACCGGCCGCGGACAGATCGGCGTAAACGTCCGGGAAGGCCGTCGAGCCGGTGCCAGCAGCAGGAGAACGAACGACGAGAGCCTGAGCCGGCGAAGTACTCGCCGTCTGTCCCGCGAACGCGTAAGTCTGCAGCTGACCGTCAGACTCGCGGACGGACACGTTCGTTAGGTTGAAGTCGTAAGCGCCGGAACCCGGTTTCCCGATGCCCTTGACCGGCGCGTGAGTGCCGAGCGGCAACGTGACCTCTGCCCCCTTCTGAGTCCACGGTCGCGCCGTGGTGAAGTAGTCCTTCCCCCAACCGATCGGGGGAATGGTGATGTCGTCCTCCAGACGTTCGACCTGAAGGTCCTGGTCCCGGTAGTACTCGTTCCAGATCTTGTTAATGCCATACAGCGGCATCGCGTTGAGAGGAACCGACGTGACCGCGTCGGGAACTCCAAGGTAGTCCCAGAGAGTGCCAGCCGGAGAACCGCCGCCGTTACCGGCAGGTGTCGTTTCCGTTGGCGGAGACGTGGCGTTGAGACCGTCAGGCCCGCCAGTGATGAAGTCCTCCCATCCTGTCCACACGAGCCGGTGAGGCACGAAGAAGTGATGGATGCGGACGTTAACGGGATGCATGACAGGAGCCGCAAGGGGCGATACCCGTATCAACGCACTGGTGGAAAGCTGAAACGTATCTCCAGGGAGCGCCTCTTGCATTCCGACAGGGATCAGCTGACCCATGTCGCAGGTGAGGAGACGATAGTTGGAGAGCGTGTGTTTTGA